ACGAAACTCAAGCTGTGCAAAGTCAGCTTCCATAATCTTACCGCCGTTAAACCGTGACACAAATACCTTCTTCACGGGGAAGGTGCCACCACGTGGCATGTTCTGCATGTTGGGGTCTGCTCCTGAGAGACGACCCGTAGAAGTGCGATGCTGTAGCAGACGCACATGCAGCTTTCCATCTGTCTTAACGTGGGTACGAATGCCGTCAACGAATGATGACAGATACGTATCCACAGCAGACAGTCGTCGTACTTTTGACAGGAAGTCAGCAGCCTCTGTCATTTCTTTGACACGCGCTGCTTTTTCCAAAGTCTCAAGGTTTAGCTTGCTGGTGCTAAAACCATTGGCACTAGCCCACTTTGGTGAAGGTGGCTTGAACTTGAAGCCAGCGGCTGTGTCTGTTGGTATAAACAGAAAGCCTTCACCATTGCATGTGCTGCATTTATTTGGCTTGGCAAAAGGCTCACCATTCTTCTTGACCTTGCGTATGTAGCCTGTGCCACCACAGTCCTTACACTGTGAGGCTTTCGTACGATACAGTTTCTCTGTGCGTGAATTGATAGCATAGCGGAAATCTGTGTCTGACATATAAGGGTCAATAACGCTGGCCCATTCCTGTTTGTCCATAACCTTGCGGCCATAGATGACCCACGATAGCTGCTCTGGGCTATTGAGATTGATAGGAGTGTCACCCATGACTTTACGCACTTGGCTCTCCAAAGCAACGATCAGGTCTTTCTTCTCCTGCTCAAACTCTGCTTGCACCTCATCTAGCTTGGTGATGTCAACTGCAAAGCCCCGCTGGTAGATACGGGCGAGGCGTACTGCTACCTGATTACTCAGGTCAACTGTGCTGCGCAGCCCTGCGTCTTCCTGTGTATTCAGTCGATACATCAGCTTATCAGAAAGCTGCTGAGTGGCGTGTAGGTCAGCAGACAGATATGACGTAAGCAGGTCATACGGTATGTCGCGTGTGCTGTAGCCTTTGGCAAAGTATTCCTTGAGTGTGTCTTGTTTACGTGTGTCAAGCAGATATCTGTTGGCACATGCCTCAAGTGATAGCGGTTCCTTCTGGCCACGCTGCAAGACATACTCTGCCAGCATAGTGTCAAAGACAGGACCATCATACTTGAAGCCTGACTCCCAAAGCCACAGCAAGTCGTATGCTGCGTTGTGTGCGATCAGGATAGTAGTCTGATCCAGATAGCCTTGCACCAAGTCAAAGGACTCCTGATCTGGAGACGAACACTCTGCATGATCGAAAGATACAATTGTTTCGTCGCCCTGATCGGTGAGCATACCCACCATGACCAGTGAGTTCTCTGGTTCAAATGGGTCAAGGTGCATCTTGCCGTCACGCTTGGTGACTGTATTTTCTACGTCAAGTGTTAGTTTCATGCTGTGTACCTCGCTGTCTGATATTCTAATTCGCAGTGTACCACACCGTGCCAGCCTGACAACTTATTTTTTACCACATTCAGGTGACGCTGCGTGTCCTCTTCTTCTTGCCCATCCACAACAGGGTTCTTGGCAATCAGCACCATGAGGTCGGCTTCCGCTGCCTTACCAGTACGACTACCCTCCATCATGCTCTGGTTCAGCAAGACCTTGCCTTCGGCATCGGCAGAAAGCTGGGACATGTAGAACACGGCACAGTCATGCTGCTTGGCAATCATACGTGCATGGACTGCGTTGGCCTTCAATGCCTCGTCAGTACGAGCAAAGCCACCTGTCTTGGCAAACTTGTCACCCATATCCAGTAGTACAACATCCGGCTTGTATGATTTGCAGATGCTCTCCACCCACGCCATGTCACGGCCAGTGGCATCCTTAATCTTGATGCGTTCCTTTACTGGTGCGTATAGGTCACGTGCTTTGGCTGGATTGTCCTTGATCTGCTTCATAGTCATGCCAGTGGCCGCAGTTAGGTAACGTGCGCCTACACGGTGGTAGCCTTCCTCGTTACACAAGATAATGCAGTTGGCACCCTGATGGGCAAAGCCACCGGGGCTGGCAATCAAGCTGGCGTGGAACGATGTCTTGCCGGTGTTAGGCCGTGCGCCAATCTCAATCAGATGGCCAGCATTCACACCTTCTACCTTACGTGTGAGGGTAGGGATATTGAACGTCCACCTTGCTTCAAGGTCGTTACGGGCAAGCAATGTCTCAATGTCGATGTCATCCCACTCCACACTGAGATTGGGAGTAAAGTCATCTCCATACTGCTCAAGCAAGTTGCGTAACGGCTCAAGGCTGGACAGATCACCTGTCACATAGTCTACACCAAGATTGGCAATGTCCTCACCCACAACCTGTTGAAACAGCTTCGACAGCACTTCCTGTGCTACGTCACCGCCCATCGGTATTTCTTTCTTGATCTTGTAGAACAGGGAAGAGAAAGCCTCTTTCCTAGCGGGTGTCATTGTAGGATTGTCTGATGTGAACAACGCCTCCACCTCATCAGGTGTCAGGGTGCGTTCATAACGATCCATAGCTGTATCAATAGTCTGCTTGATCTCCCGCACGTCCTTGCTGAATAGGCGGTTAGGACATTTGGCCCCACGATGGTCATCGTAGAACTCCTTATTCATCAGGCTTCTAATCAGTGATAATTCCATATAGCTTCTCCATATCTTCGGGGTTACGATACTTCAAGTCTTCATTTAATTTGAGTATCTTTACGTTGTCAACATAGCCACGTAGTTCCTTGGCCATGATAAAACTTTTCTTTAGCGCATCGGGGTCTAACGCTACAACTGCCGTCGAGAACTGTGTGAGAAATCCTTTATGCGATTCTTGCAAAGACGTTCCAAGAAGCGCAACCCCGACAAAGGAGCCGAAACCAATAACGGCAGCACTCACACAGTCCTCAACAACGATTGCTACACTACCAGAACCCATAACGTATGGCAAGCCACTTTTTCCATATTTTGTCCATTTGGGCAATTTTTTTGTAAGTGACCTGCCGGTGGCATCAACGATAGCACCGCCGTGTCGTACAGGAAACACCACTCTGTCGTCCTTGACATCGTAGTATAATCCTAGTTCGTCAGGGTCAATGCCCCATCTAGCACACCAACGACGAAGATACAGGTTGTCGGTACGGGGTATCACGTGTCTGGGCATCTCAAACGTATCTTCCACAGCCTTCGGAACACTGAGGAAGCCAGCACGTATGTCATCCGCAGTCAGATGCACCCTCTCACTACCCTTAATGCCACAGTTAAGCCGAAAGCAATTCCACAGCAGGGAACCCATGTTGTTGGTCACGGTAAAGGTACGTTCCCCACAGTTAGGACACTCCTGTCTCTTTGTAACTCCATTGGGTATGTTTAGATCACTAACGTATTTAAACATATTAGTGTTATTATATTTATACATGTTATACACCTTCCTTTGCGGCACTTGTAATGCTTGTAACATGCATTTTTCTCTCCGTCAAGGCATGATTTGCACTTTTCAAAGTATTTTTCATGTATGGCTTCACTGATGCTGGATTAGCATGTCCTGTAACCGACATTATTTGTGCCATACCAACACCGGCCTCAACCATTTCAGTTGTACCAGTACGACGTAGGTCAGATAGTCGCAATTCACTTGACAATCCGGCATCCTCCATGACTTTACGTGCATGTAACGGTAGTTTTTGCAGTGAATAGGGTCTGTACTCACCCTTGATGGGGTATGGACGAGGTGCCACGTACGTCTGAAAGCCAAAGTCTTCATGTTGTTGCGTCAACATGTCACATAGATCATCTGAGATAGGCAAATGTACATCCGCTTTACGCTTAGATTGCTCCAGTGTCAGTGTCTTGGCATCGAAGTCGATTGCATCCCAAGTAAGCAAGCGCATATCACCCAGCCTCTGGCACCACTCGTAGGCCATATGAGCAATCAAACCGATGTTACGGGTGCTAAAATCGCCGTAGGCGGTGTCTAAGAACCTTTGTACATCCTCCCTACCCCAAACAGTCTTACGCCTCTCAGCGGTCCTCCTACGCACGTTAGCGAAAGGATTGAGTGTACACAGTTCCATACGCAGCCCGTGATTAAACACGATGCTGGCAGACGACATGATGTGATTAGCCATATGAATACCCTTCTCACACCATTCGTTGTATGCAACCTTTGCGACACGTGTCTTCATTGTCGTGTAGTCGAGAGTGGACAGAGCCTGTCCGTCCACCTCAGTGTTGAGCATTACGTTGATGAAGTATTCATACTGTTTCTTAGTTTCATCACGTAAGTTCCTGTAATCATAGGACTTGTAGTAGTCAGCTACGAGTTCAGTAAGCTGTGACATTATGCCGCCACCAACTGCTTGAATGAGGCAGAGTCCACCCACTGTGCCACCTCAAGTTCACGCATGAACATCGACTTGTCTTGTGTGTCGTTGCCAGTGTTGCGCTGCTTGAAGCCATTACGTTCATCCGCATAAGTTGCATAATTAGTGAACGCAGAATACAGCGACCACAGGTTACGGCCACGGGTGCTAACTTCCTGATTGTACAGGCTATACATCTTCTCTGCCTTGCGGTCAGACTGCATGATCTTCTCAAGCATAGCCTTGACATCGACAGTGACGAGGCTGGTGTTAGCCCACCGCTGCATCTGTTCTGTCTGTGCAGTGAAGTCCTGCTGAGACTTCTCCAGTTCAGTGATGAACGTGTCGAGGCTGAAGTTGCTGGTGTTCTTACGCATCACCTTGTCATGCCGCCCACGTATCTGCCCATTGAGACAGAAGAAGTCGATGGCACCGAAGATGGTGACGTTAGAGCATGTACCATTCACCCCGTGCAGGGCAATGATACGCTGGGCTACCGTAGTCTCATGCTTGTCGGTGACGATCTTGGCATTCACATTGGGCAGACGCATGTCCATCATGGCCCAGCCATTCTGGTGTGCATCCCGCCAGCTAATCTCTGCACCCTGCATGTCATGTGCAGACAGCTTTTCAGTGGTGGTGTCGATGACATCACGGAAGAAGTCGCCGTGTGACGCACAGGTAAAGCCTTTGCCCACAATACCAATGTATTCGTCGGTGCTAGAGTTAATGACATACTTCTTGTCCTCCACCTTGGTAGGCTCAAAGCGTACGTCGAAGTCGAGATTTTCAGGGATATATTCTAGTGGCATGGTAGTTCTCCTTTGTGTTCGTTAACTGATGGTGTGTTATATCACTAGCAAATCATAAAGTCAAGGCAGCTAGGATAAAAAAGATAAATAGTCCTATCATAATGTCCATACGTTCTCCTCATTCCCACCGATAAAATATGTGTACACCTATTTGTACAACAGGTGTCTTAGTCTCTGCCCACTCAGGCAGAACATAGGTTGCGTGGTAGTGTGTCGCACCCTCAACAAAGTCGTCAAGGTTGCCTGTGTGTACACCCTGTGCAATCAGCATAGCTTGCTGCCACGCTGTCTGTCAGGTGTCTTGTCTGACTTACCGTCACAGTACCAGCTAAACTGACAGCGATGGCGTACA